TTTGAAAAATTGCCATCTTTGACGATCTCAATCAGTGATCTGAACTTGTCGCCATTGGTTGCTTTGTGAGATATGACGAAGACGTTTGTGTTCTCAAGATCACCGAGGATCTCCCAAAGAACATCAGTTGCTTCAGCATCAAGCGAGGAATCACCAACTTCATCCATGATGAGGAGATTGGTGTTGATTGAGTTTTTGAGTTTTGCGATCTCACGCCATGTGAACATGAGTGCCAGATCGATGCGCATCTTCTCGCCTTCAGAGAAAGAAGCATATGAGAACATGTCACGATACCGAGACTTGATCACTTCGTTGAACTGTTCATCAAGATTGAATGAATAGTTCGCACCCATGCGATCGAGATACTGATTGATCAGTTTGTTCATCACAGGAAGATACTGCTTGATGATCTTCGCTTTGATGCCTTCGTCTTTCAACAGAACCTTACAGACATCAAGATGATGGCGAATCTCAGTGAGTTCGTATCCTTCTTTTTCTTTGCGTCGGAAGTCATCTTCCAGGAAGGCGAGTTCTTCTCTCTGCGCTTCCAAGTCTTCTTCAGATGTTTCATCACGTTGTCCTTCGAGTGATTTTAGAACACGGTCAATCGAGCGTATTTCATTAACTGTATCATTCTTTTTGTTTTGAAGTTCGTTGTACACATCGTTGATCGACTTAGCCTCACTGATCTGCGAGTCAAGTGATGATAAGGCGTCCTGAATGACGGGTGCCAAAACTCGCAGTTTCTCTTTCTCCTGATCCAGAGTTTCAATCTGTTGAGTTTTTGTCTCTTCGTCGATGGTCTGCCCGCACGATACACACTCGTCCATGTCAACGAAGATTCGAATCTTCTTGTCGATCTCGATCCCTTTCTTGGAGACTTCCTGCGCCTTGAACTTCGCAGAGGTGAGTTTTTCGTTGAGTTCGTTGAGGTTGACGACGACCAGTTTGTTTGTGTCCGAGTCGATTTCCTCGATCCTTTTTTCAAGAAGAGTTTTCTCGCCTTGTAACCTTTCTTTATTTTCATTGATCTTTTCCTCTGATTCTTTCGATCGATTCATGATGTTCTGAATCAATCCTTTCTGAGCATTGATCTTGGTCTTGGCAACCTCTTTCTGATAGTCATTCTCTTTGATGTCAATGTCAGTGTTTTGCATCTTGGTTTTGAGAACAGCATTCATTTTCGAGAACACAGTGATGTCAAGGATCTCTTCGATGATCACACGACGATCGTGGTTGCCCAAGTCCATGAATGATTGATATCGAGCAGAACCGAGAATCACAATCTGCGTGAATGCTTTGAAGTTCAGACCAAGGATGTCTTCGAGTTTCTTTTGATAGTCTTTGATCGATGCGTCATGAGTCATCAAAGAATCGTTTTGCCAGATCTCAAACTTGGTTGGTTTCAATCCACGAATCACTTTGTATTTCGTTTCGTTCACAGAGAACTCAACCTCAACTTCAGTGTTCTTCTCATTGACTGAGTTGATCAACTGTGGTTTGTTGATGTTGCGATATGGTTTGCCGAAGACACCAAAACACAACGCATCAAGCATTGTCGACTTGCCTGCACCGTTGGTGCCAGTGATCAATGCTGATGGTGTGCGGTCGAGGAAAAAGACGTTTGGTTGATTGCCTGTTGACAAGAAGTTCTTGAATGAAACTTTATGAAATGTGATCATATTTGTACACGGTGTTCTATGTTGTAGGATGATTTGAAATATTCGTAGTCTTCTCTGAACTCAAAACTCACTGAGTGCCAGTCGTCTTCTCTGTCATAAGGTTGGAAACTCCAAGACTGTTTTGGAACATGTCTTTTGCACCAAACCTTTGTCCAGACATCTGCATCCGGATCAACCCAACAAGTCCAACCATTTGATCTCCACTTGGACTTGTGCTCAAATATTTCTTGTGGTGTCATTCTTCAATGCTCATTGCTTCTTGATAGATGATCAACATCAGTTTCTTGACTGCTTCTTTGTTGTTGTCAGTTCCAACCTCTTCAATGTAGTCAGAGATCAGATCTTCTGTTGACTGAGTTGCGATCAGGTCATCAACGTTCTCGGCGTTGAACTCCTCGAAAGACTCAGTGACCTTGAGATCAAAAGGAGATTCAAAGTTGATCTTGTCAATGAACTTTTCAAACAGTTCGAAGTCAGTCTTTTTCTGAACGTTAACTTTTACGAAACTGTTATAAAGATTCTCAATAGGTTTTTGGCAACCGTCGTTCCAGTAGAAACGATTGAAGTATCGATTGGGGTTCTCAATGAAAGTCATCGATGTGTCGTCAGTGTCGAGGATCCAGAAACCGTGTTTGGTTGTGGCGTCGTTCCAACTCATCTGATATGGTGTGCCGACATACTGAATGTGACCTTGAATGGATTGTGAGTGATAGTGACCCGAGATCACCTTGTTCCATTTGCTGAAAGACTTTGCGTTGATGCCACCGAGTGACTTGGCTCCAGGATGCATCTCAAAGTTTGCGATCTCAAAGTGACCAAGGAGAATGTCACCACCCTCATGAATGATCTCCATGCACTCTTCGGCATTCGCTTTGCAGATCCATGGCATGAATGTGATTTTACGATCATCAAACTCAAGTGTCTGGACTGTGTCATAGAAGTTGAAGTTGTCCTCTGGATTGAGGATCTGACTCACGGACGAGTTATCCAGATCGTGACGATTAGGAATGTCATGATTGCCGACAATTCCAACAACATCAACGTCAAGATTCTGTGCTCGTTTGACAAAAACACTTCGTTGAAAGGCCATCGTCTGGAGATTGATCCACTTGCGATTGTCAAAGTAGTCACCAGTTTGAATGACAGTTTTGATGCCGTGTTCTTCAATGTATGGCCAAAATGTTTCTTCATAAAATCTTTTCTGCCAATGTTCGATCACCTTGTTTGAGTTTCTTGCACCGAAATGTGTGTCGCCAAGGATCGCGATTTTCATTTATTATCTCCACGATCAAGAGGAGTGCCACCTTTGTATGCATCTCTTTCTTTTTTCGTAAAACCAGTTCTCAACTGAAAACCTCCTTTGTTTGTAGATTTATCAACCTTTGCATCTTCAATCGCTTTCAATTTCTGATCTGCAATAGTTTTAGCATGGTCATTTGCCATTTCCCTAAACTCTTCATTGTTCAAATGTGATGCTTCCATTTCTTGAATCATTTTTAGATTTGTTTCATACTTTCTCTTTTCTGATTTGATTGTTTGAATCATGTGACTGAAAAGTATTTGAGTAACATAAGCAAAACCGTTGTTGAATCTGTCGCCATCAAACCGGTACATATATTTCATTGCACCAAGAATACCATTTTGAATCATTTCATCTTTGAATGAATAACCGTAAAACCTTGGTGTCGATGCTAGTCTTGTCGCCATTTTGATTACACAGTCGCCAAGATAATTAGACATGACTGGTCGTTCCTCGCCACGTTCAATCGCGGCACGACATCTTTTTCCATATTCATCAAGTGCAAGTGTAAACTTTTTGTTGTTTACATAATGAGCGTCACCTGGTTTTTGTCTTTCTCTTTTTTCTGTCATAAGTCTATTTTGTTTATCTTGAAGTCAAATTTCTCGTTTGTGTAAAACTTGAATCTTTCCGCAGCATGACGCAACGCAAAGTTGTCTCTCTGTCCATGTTTTAAATCATCAACCAAGTCAAAAACAGTTGCTGCTCTTCCGTCATCGGATTTGCGAAGAATTCGACCAATCGATTGAAGGACCTTGATTTTTGATTTTGTTGGATGGGCAAAAATTAGATTATGAAGATTTTTGATATTGATTCCTGTAGAAAAGACACCAAGGGAAGCAACAATGACACAATCGTTAGATTCAGCAAGATGCCGAACCATCTCACGTGTTTCTTTGTCAGTCTCACCTGCAACATAGTACTGTTCTTTTTCTGTTTCAATCATGTCAAACAATTTTTTACCATGTTCAATCCTTTGAAAAACAACCAGTGTGTTTCCAGGAAGTGTAGAAGCCATTTTGGCAATAATTTTCTGTCTTGGTTCATTGTTTATCAAAAACTCTATTTCTTCATTATAGTTCATTTTTGAAACAGTTTTAGAATCTTGTACATTGTATTTCATTTGCACAACACGTATTTTCATGTCTTCGATTTGACCGCGGTCCATCAACTCTTTTGTGGTAATCATTTTCTGAACTGAACCAAACAAACCTTTCAAAACCAACTCGTGAGTTTTTGTATCTTGAAGTGTTCCAGTCAAACCAATTCTGTCCGGACAAACCAACATCTTGTTCATGATTGCTTGAATTGATTTTGATTGTGCATGATGAACTTCATCGACTACGACTGAACCAAACTGAGCAAACCAAGCCATTGGCTGTTTGTGTATTGACTGCCATGTTGAAACAACAACTCTTGATGAAATGTCTTTTGTCATTCCACCTTGAATTGATTGAATATCATCAAATGTTCCATTTGAATATTCCTTGAAATCAGAAACCAACTGAGCAACAAGACCAATAGTTGGAACAACAATCAAAATCTTTCTGTCATGAACTTCTCTCCACCAACGTATCAGGGAATAGATGATGAGGGATTTTCCTGATGCCGTTGGGGAAAGAATGAGGGCTCGTTGTTTCCTAACACATGTTTTGAATGCTTCAACTTGATAATCTCTCATTGAGATTGGTTGTCCCTTCGAATGCGGGTTCAAAGCATGTAAAAAACCATCGAGAAATTTGTCATCAATGGGTTGTTCTCTTCCTGGGAAATCGTGAGTGCTTCCTTCAAATGAAACATCAATATCCATGTCTTTCGAAAATTTTGTAATATCTCCAGACAAACCACAATAAATTTCACGAGTGTTGACATTGAAAAGACGTATTTTTCCATCCCAATACTTGGCTCGATATGACGGTGTGAATTCTGCTCCAGGAACTTTGAATGTAAAATAGTCTGATAACATTTGAAGTTCATGTCTTTCAGCTTCAACTACTTCAAGATAAACATCATTCTTTTTTCTGAAAACAATCATAATGAACCCGAAGTAAATCTTGCCCAGTCAATTGCTGATTTGATGGAGGAGTTTCTCCACTGAATTTGTGTGAGGATGTGATTGACACCTTCGATGAGAACATCCATGTATTCAAGTTTTTGAAGGAGACCGATGACTTCAGGGTCCGTATTGACATGTTTCTCAATGCCACCTTTGGTTTTGAGTTTCAGGTCAAATGGTTTCTCTTTGTAGACATCAGAAGTTGCCTGCCCTGAGTAATACAGCTCTTTGTCTTTTCTGAGTTCTTCAAGCCGATGAGTGTATGCGATTTTCTTAGACTTGATATCCATGAGGATGGAAAGATATTTGTGATGCAACTTAGGGATGTCAGTTGCTTCTGTGTCAAGTTGTAATTTGTCTATGGGTGCGTCTTGCTCCCACATGTTCAGCAATTCTTCGTGTGTCATAGTATCTTTATAGTGAAAAATATTTTTTCTTTACGCGTAAAAAGTATTCGGTTTCACTCTATAAGTAGTTCGAAGGAACGAACCTTTGGTTCATTTGAACCCGGGGAAAATAGATATAGAGGTTGACCACATGTATCCTTTATAGGAATACAAAAAAGGTGTTAATCTTTCTCTTTATCCTCATGGAACTTGATTAACCACTTGATGTCAGTTTTGATTTCTTTCACATCAGAGTCAAGGTGTTTCAAGTGATTGGACTCAATGGTCCAGACTCTCCAAGCAATGAATGCAATGAAAGATACCAGTGTTGTTATAAAAAGTGATTCGTAGAAGTCCATGCTATGCTCCACACTTGTTTGCTTTGATGTGTTTTTTCATATTGCCAGCATCCAATTCTTTTCCACATATCTCACACGGAGTTTTCTTTCTCTCCAGTGCTGCTCTTGAT